ATTGTTGAGACCCTGTCTATGGAAGAGGGATATAAATTATCTTTACAAAGAACAGAAGAAATTGGTAAAACTACATACCCAACTGCTAGAGGTAGAAGATTTAAACCTACTGAGAAAGGTAGTGAAGCAAAACATCGATTCCTGATTAATGCTTATTTTAGAAACATCGAAATAGGAAATATGCATTCAGAAATCTTAAACAAAATAGGAGAATTATACGATGAGTGATAGTGTTTTATTTAATACATATAGGGAAACTGAGGAGGAAGCTAAACAAGCTAGAGAACTTGAATTACAACAAGCACAAGAAGCTCCTCCAGTTCCTGAACAAGATGAGAATGCTCCTAAAGATGTTAAAGACTACAACCTTGGAGACAATTTAAGGGAAGCAGGTAATGCAGTAGTCGGTGCTGGTGTTGATCTTTATAACAGTGTAGGTTCCCTACCACAGTTCTTTGATAAAGAATTCTATAAACCTAATGATCCTGAGAATCCCTACAAATATGAAGCTCCCTGGTTAATAAACAACAAACCAATCACACGTACTGTGTGGGGTAACTTCCTTAGAAGTGGTTTAGAACTAACCGCTGGAATGGTTGGTACTGGTAAAATCATGTGGGGAATGAAAGGTTTGAAAGGTATAGCCAGCGTTGCTGGTGCTAGTCGAAAAGGTAGGCTTATAATGGGAGCTGCTCAAGGTGGTGTTTATGATGTCATCAGTAACCAGTCAAGAGAAGCTAACCTAGCTGCCAGCCTTTTAGAAATCAAACCACAGTGGTCTGGAATACTTAGCCCTATAGCTACGACAGAGAACATGTCACCAGCTATGAAGAGCGCCTACAACGTAGGTGATGGTTTAGGTATTGGTGCAATGCTAGATATAACTTTTGAAGCTGCAGGATGGGGAGTAAGATCCTATTCTCAAACAGCTAAGAAAGCTGCAAAGAAAGCAAAACTAAAGAACCCAATCATTGATGCAATTGATGAAAGTGCTCAATTGGATTATTCTTTGAAGGATACGTTTGTTGATGACGGAGCTAAGAAAAACTATAAAGGTAAGAAGGCATGGTCTAAATTAACCAACAAAGAAAAAGATGCTTTAAAAGAAGTATTTGCTGAAGAGAACGATATTGATTGGGGTCCAACTAGAAACCTAACAAGTCAAAATGTTAAACGAGGTGATGCCAACCTTGATCTAGGAATGGAACAACTTGAGTTTGACCTGTCAACTGCAAATGGAAGACAGAATCCAGCATATACAAAAGGCGGTGACTTTACTGATAACCAAGCTTTACCATCTTCTACTAACCCAGCTGAAGGTGCTAGAGATATGATTCAAATCAGGAATGATCCAACACAGAAATATGGCTCACCTAGAGGTACTCTTACAGAAGCCAATATTAGACGTGTTGAATATACAGCTCCTGGGATGATGTTAAATGAGATAAAATCATTAGGTAAGAAGTATGATGACAGTGCAGCTTATAAGGTTTTATATAACAGTAACGGTAAATACATAGCAAATAAAGAAGTTATCCAAAAAGACTTCACAGAAGCTACCGCTGACTTAGGAAAGTTCTTAAACGATAATGGTCATTCAAGATTAATCGACATTCCTCAAGAGGATATTGTCGGATATATCAAGAATAAAGAAGCTGGTAGACCTACTGTAATTGAAGGAATAGGTACATTAAATAAATCACAACTTGTTGCTGCAGATACAATTCTAGGTCAGCTGCTTTACGAAGCACGCGATCTAGCGAAAGCAGGTTTAAGTGTACAAGATCATATTGATCTCAGTGCGCCTGGATCACTTTTAGATGGGATCTTATCTCGTTATGCAGCTGTTGCTCGTATGAGGAAAGAAACAAGTGCATTAGCTAGTTTTGAATTGAAGAAATTCCAAAGTGGTGGGAAATTACAAGACACCATTTCTGAAGCTGACATACGTGGTAAAGCATCAGATCAAGCTGCTAATGAAATAGCGTCGTTTAAACAATTAATACGTTCTGATTTAGATGATGAACTATTAGAGACGTTCTTACATTTCACTGCTACTAGTAATGGTAATAAGCAGTCATGGAAAGATTTTACAGCTTTCATGAAACGTAAGATCCATGGATATAAAGATGGAGATGTATATCAAAGAAATGTCATCATTAATGAAATGATGAACATGGGTGTTAACAGTATGTTATCTGGTCCTAAGACTCCAGTCAGAGCTTTGGTTGGTACAGGTATTGGTACAGTAATGCGTCCTGTTGCAACCATCTTAGGTTCATTAGGTAAGGGTGATGATCAAGTATTGAGAGGAGCTTATGCACATATTGGTGGGATGATGGAAGCTAGGAACGATGCATGGCGAAAAGCTGTTGCTGAATTCCAATCTTATAACATGCATGAAGAAGGCTGGAGAGGTTTTACATCCTCTAAAGCAGATGTTGAGTGGGAATCCATGAAACAATATGCAAATGAATTTGGAACAGTAGGAGAGAAAGCTGAAGTACATTTCGCTGACATGCTAAGAGGTATTAATAAATCTCCTTACCTAAACTATGGTCCAAGGATCATGAAATCAATTGATGCTGGATTCAGTACGATGATTGGTAGGGGAAGAATGAGGCAATTAGCATATGATGATGTATATACGAATCTAAAAAATAAGAATGGTGTTGTATCTGATCAGGATTTAGAGAGGTTAGTCCAAGCTGCTGAAATAGATTTTGAAAATAAAGTCTTTACAGCTGATGGTCAACTATCAGATGAGATGGCTAAGTTTGCAGCTGATGAAGCTAAGTTAACTTCAGAGTTAACAGGCTTTGCTAAGGATCTAGATAAAGCATTTGATCAAACACCATACTTACGTCCATTCTTCTTGTTTGCAAGAACAGGTGTTAACGCCTTGAAGATGACTTCTAAGTATACTCCTATCTTAAATAACTTTATTAAGGAGCATGTTGATATATCTACAAGAACAGTAGGTGATCCTGAACTATTAAAGTATGGAATTAAAACTGCTCATGATTTAGATATAGCTAAGTCAACAATGCGTGGACGTATGGCTATTGGTTATGGCTTTACTGGCATGGCAGCGTGGATGGCAGCAAATGGTAAAATAACTGGTAATGGTCCCCCAGATAGACAACTAAGAAACAGTTGGATGCAAATGGGATGGCAGCCTAGATCATGGCAAATTGGTAATAGCTATGTCAGTTTTGAGGCACTAGAACCATTTAATATGTTCTTTAGTTTAGCTTCAGATATAGCTGACTCACAGAAAGTGATGGGTGATGAATGGGCTGGTAATTGGTTCGGTAAGATGTCTTACTTGATAAGTGCAAACGTAACTAACAAATCATTCCTTGCTGGTCTACTTCAATTACAAGATCTACTAACTAGCCAAGGTGGAGACGCTGAAAGAGTCGCAGCTAATTTCGTTAACAACCAAATACCATTAGGTGGTTTAAGAAATGAAATAGGTAAAGTTCTATCACCTGGTATGAGAGAACTTGAAAGTGGCTTCTGGCAAAGTGTAGGTAATAGAAACTTATATGCTGATATTCTGCAACCTGGTGAAGTACTACCTTATCGTTATGACTGGTTAGATGGTTCCAAGTTAAAAGATTATCAACCACTTACTAGACTTGTTAACGGTGTACTACCAATTAATCTAAATATTGGTTCAACTAGCCCAACTAGAGAATTATTATTTAGAAGTGGTATTAACTTTAAACAAGTATTTAATACAGGTCCAAATGGTGAAAAGTTAGAAGGTTATCCAGATCTTAAATCGAAATGGCAATTCTATATGGGTCAACAAAACTTAGAAGGTAGATTAACAGATCTACTTAGTGAGCAAATGATAGACTCCATAAAACGAATGGAAGCTGATAGAGATGCTGGTAGATCTTATGAACCTAGAAATACTCTTCATGGTAAATACATATTCCCAGTAATTAGAAATGCTAAGAAAGAAGCTTGGCAAATGTTGTTAAGCGATAAGCAATTAGGAGGTAAAGCTCAGACCTTAGTAAGACTGCATAACTTAAATATGCTTGGTGATCGTATGAGAGTTCAAGGTGATTATACGAATGAAGCGGATATTGCAGAGGAAGTTAAAAAATTAAAGAATCTACCCGTCAAATAATCCAATGAATAAATGGCTGTTACACAAAATACATACACAGGGAATGGGTCTACAACGACCTATTCATTTACATTTCCATATTTAGCGACTACAGACGTTAAGGTAAAACTTAACGGTGTAGATCAAGCAACAACTACATACACTTTCCCAACAGCTACTACACTTCAGTTTAATTCAGCACCAGGTAATGGTGTAGCGATTATTATTTTCAGAGATACAAGTATCGATGCAAAGAAAGCTACATTCTACCCTGGTTCTGCGATAAAGGCGGAAGATCTAAATGATGATATTGATCAAATTCTGTACACAGTACAGGAGGTTGATAACAATGCTATGAGTACCCTTGGTGATGACCCTATGCAGGGTGATCTATCACTGGGTAGTAATAAAATAACTAATCTAGCTACACCAACAGCAGCAACTGATGGAGCTAATAAAACATATGTTGACACTACAGCTGCCAGTCTAATTGACACAGCTATGGAGGGTGATGTCTTAGCTGGTACAGATTTAGCTAAGACTGCATCTGGAGGTCAAGTCACCATTAACCATAGTGTTAGTGGTGCTAATAGCACGGTTAA